TTCTTTTGTTCAGCAGCAGCACGTGCTGCATCTTCTTTCGTCTTTTGTTCAGCAGCAGTACGTGGTGCTGCATCTTCTCTCTTCTTTTGTTCAGCAGCAGCACGTGCGGCATCTTCTCTTTTCTTTTGTTCAGCAGCAGCACGTGCTGCATCTTCTTTCGTCTTTTGTTCAGCAGCAGCACGTGCGGCATCTTCTTTCGTCTTTTGTTCAGCAGCAGCACGTGCGGCATCTTCTCTTTTCTTTTGTTCAGCAGCAGCACGTGGTGCTGCATCTTCTCTTTTCTTTTGTTCAGCCTGAAAAAACGCAAGTGCCACATCATTTTTTTCTTTAGCCAAAGCATCTGATTTTTTCTTTTGTTCCTGCCAAGCCGCAACTACATCAGCATCAGCTTTTTGTTTTCTCTTTTGTTCAGCCTGAAAAAACGCAAGTACCGCATCATTTTTTTCTTTAGCCAAAGCATCTGATTTTTTCTTTTGTTCCTGCCAAGACAAAATTGCACGTGCTGATTCATCTATTCTCTTTTGGGCCAAAGCATCCAATTTTCTGTTTTGTTCTTCCACAAAAGATTCCTCCTCTTTAGCTTCATATTCTTGTGCTTGACGTAAACTCTCTGGTGTAACATACTGTTTAGATGTTTTTGTCGGAAATTCCCATTGAGTTTTTTTTGTCATGATATTTCGGTAATAAGTTTGATCACAATTTGTACTCTTATCAGTTTCCCAACCTGCAATAAGTTTTGGTTCAATATCTATATCTGGTTTAACCCATGTCGTAATACCTTCAGCTGCATTTCTATAATATATTTTACCTTTTTGTTTTGTAGATTCATGATATTCCCAACCAATAGGATAAGGACGCAAAGGGTTTAATGATTGTCCCCATTGAGATATACCAATCTTAGTATTTATAAAATATTTCTTACCACTTCTACTTATTTTGGTTTTAAAACATTCTTCGTTTGCCATTTATTTTATAATAATATAGTATTTTTTTTAATCATTAACTTTTATGAGATACATTGAAACAAAGTTTAAAAAGTTTTACATAGAGAAAGTATGGCAAAAGCAGTATGAAAGCCAGTCACACCGTATACAACAGATGGAGTCTTCATAATAAAATTTCTTATTATTAAAAATAAAAAATAGTCACATATTACATATCATAAATTTCATTAATATCGATATGGATGAAGATTAAGTCTGTTTACATTGTTGCGATGTTGAATTTGATTTCTTTTTGAAAGTGTTGTGCGATGTGGTCTTTGGTATGGTATTTTAGAACCACTTCCATCAAAATATTCACTATATTCACCAAAAGTTTCATTTCGTTTTGTAGGATCAACATCGTAAGAATCTTTAAAATCTTCATCTTGATCTGATAGAGCATCTCCATAATATGATTCTTGATCTTGATCTGATAGAGCATCTCCATAATATAATTCTTGATCTTCATCATCTGAATTAGATGGTGATAAAATTCTTGTAGGAATACTAGAAACTATATTTTGAATTTCCTTTTTAACAGAATCTTTATCTGATTCTTTATCTGATTCTTGATCTGATTCTTGATCTGATTCTTGATCTGATTCTTGATCTGATTCTTGACTTTTTAGTCTACTAATTTCTTCCTTAGTTTCTTTTATCATATTTCTTAGTTCTTGATACTCTTCAGTATCTTTATTTCTTTCTTCATTCATAAGGGAAATTAGTCGAGATAACTTTTTAATTTTATCTCTTAAATGCCTTTCTTTTTTATGATTACGTGAAGTTCTTTTTTGGATTGCTTTACCTTTAATTTCTTGGTCAAGAAATTTTTTACCCGCACCAAAACGAGTTTCTCGTCTAACATCTTTGCTTCCTCGAGTTTGGGTTAGTCTATCTTGAAAATACTCATGATTCAATTCGTCTTGATAAGTTCTATCTCTAGCTAAATTTTTATCACCAAAAACACCAAAACCAACATCTTGACTTCCTCGAATTTGGCTTAGCATATCTTGATCATCTTGATCAACTGACTGATCAGTTAGACTATCTTCTGAATCATGTCTAATTAACTCTTGCTCAACAAAATCACCAAAACCATCATCAAGGCCTTCATCTATTTCTCTATGCAAATCTTCAACAGACTTAATGTCTTCATGATTCAAATCGTCTTGATAAGTTCTATATCTAGCTAAATTTTTATCACCAAAACCACCAAAACCAACATCTTGACTTCCTCGAATTTGGCTTAGTATATCTTTATCTTTTAGGTCCTCTTGAAAGTTTCTACGCTTATAAACGTCTTTTATTTGATTGTGGACCAACTCTTCATTATCTTGAAGGTATTTATAATTATCATTCAAATCCTCTTGATAAGTTCTATTTCCAACTAACTTTTCACCACCAAAACCAACATCTTGACTTCTTGGAAATTTGCTTAGTATATCTTTATCTTTTAGGTCCTCTTGAAAGTTTCTACGCTCATCATCCAAATCTTTTTCCATTCTCTTATATAGGTCTTCGTCTTCTTGTAAGTCCTCTTGAAAGTTTCTACGCTCATAATCTTTATCATATATTTCATACAATCTACGTATTTCATTTTCATCAAAATCATCTTGATCAGCTGACTGTTCCCTTAGACTATCATCATCTTCAGCTGGTTGAACAATTTTACTTGTACCATAAAAATCTGTAGGAGGTTCAATAAAATCTTTTGGGATTTTGGTTTGTCTATCTATATTTTCACGCCAATACTTGTCAAAATCAGCGCCAAAATCAGCGTCAAAATCATCTTCAACAGACTGAATGTCTTCTTCTTCCTTTTTTACAACCTTATTTTTTAACCGTTTAATATTCTTTCTTATCTCCATTTCTTTTTTATGTTTACGTGTTGGAGTTCTTTTTTGGATTGCTTTACCTTTAATTTTAATTTTTTGACCAATAAATTTTTTACCTGCGACAAAACTAGTTTCATCTTCATCTTCATCTTCATCATCTTCTTCTTCATCATACCACTCTTCATCTTCACTCTCAACAGAAGGAGTTTCTCGTCCAAAATTTTTGCTTCCTTGCGTTTTTAATACAAGTTTAGTTCTTGTATCTAAATCTGGATGTGAATAAGAATCATCACTATCTGATTTAGATCCTGAACTTTTACGCAAATGTTTTTTCAATTTGAAAGTTTTTCCATCTGGATCTTCAAAAAAATGACTATCTTCGTTTCCTCGAGTTTCTTTTTCTTCTGGATATTCCCACTGTGTTTCACCTGTTTCTAAATTCATGTAATAAACATTTTTACAATCTCTACTTCTCTTTTCTTCAAATCCTTCAGGAACTTCTAATTTATCATTTTCTGTGGGTTTTTCCCACTGTGCCTTATTGTAATGCATATTGTAATAAAAAGGTTTACCACCACTTTTACTAATAAAATACTCCCAGCCTGCTGGAAGAGGATTTCCCTTATTTTGTTGTCCCCACTGTGAAACACCAGATTCTTTATTTACAAAATAAGTTTTACTACCGTAAGTGTTACTATTTCCTTTTTCCCAACATTGTTTGGTGCTCATTTATTTATTATATAGTTTTATAAATAATACAAAATTGATTTTTTAAAACGAAAATAAAAAAAATATATAGAGAGAGTAACACATGAACATCTTCTTTTTGCACATATTACCTCAAATTTGCGCTCAAATGCACATTGATAAGCACGTTATAAAAATGATACTTGAAACTACTCAACTTCTGTGTAGCGCTCATCATATGTCCAGTACCTCTAGTGATTATATTCCGTGCTACAAACTAACACATAAAAATCACCCTTCCTCTATTTGGACTCGTGAATCTAAAGCTAACTACAAATGGTTATGTTCTCTTGGTCAAGAACTTTGTAAAGAGTATACGTATCGATATGGCAAAATACATAAGTGCCAACCTTATATAGAAGATCTTGCGTTACATGTTCCAGATTTACCAGATCTTGAGTTTACTCCTCCTAAACAAGCTATGCCTGACATGTATAAAGACGATGACGCTATTGAGGCGTATCGCACATATTATTTTTTTGGTAAAATGAATATACACTCTTGGAAAGGTAAAATTGCAGGTCGCCCTACTCCAGATTGGGTTCTCGAGCTACAAGAGATGTTTTCCGATTCTACAATTATTGATTCTGTACCCGTTTCAAACACTCTTTAATTTTAATGCCTTTATCGGTACCGGATAAGGACACTTGGCAAAGAAAAGCACTGAATATTTTGTAGACTCTAACTCATTATGAAAAATTTTTTTCATAATGACATTATAAGTTATAAATTGAAAATATATAAATTTATATTAATTATATTAATTATATTATAAATGAATTTGACTCAAAAGCAAAAATTTGCTGCTGTGGTACTAGGTTTTATACTTTTATGTGGATTAGGTTTAGGAATATACTTTGGTTTTATAAAAAAAGATACTCCTAAATCTACTCCTAAATCTACTCCTAAATCTACTCCTAAATCTACTCCTAAATCTACTCCTAAGCCACCAAGTACTCCCACTCTGAGCCCCACTCTGAGTCCCACTCTGAGTCCCAATGAAGCCAAGGCCAAGAATTTAGAGCCTATATTTATTAAAGGTGCTTACACACATTTGGGAACTCCGTTTATACTTAATTATAATAATTTTGATTCGACACCATCAAGAGATACATTTATTAACAATATTATTAATAATAAAGAAGGATGTTTTTCTTTTACTAATTTTCAAGGAAAGCCTGTTTTTATTACTGAAGTTTTATTACCATCTGATATAAGAGCAAAGGCTTGGGGTCAACAGGTGGACCAAGCTGGTCCTTGTAAATTTATAATGAAGGAGGATATTGAACCTCTTGTGAAAACAGAGTTTTCTTCTGATACTGTCTATGGCCTTAAATTTACGAGAGTCTAAACTAAAAAAGAAATACAAGCAAAAAATTGGAGTTTTTGGAGTAGTATATTTAAATTCTATATCGAGAAATTTTAAAACATAATAATGACTGCGTTATTATGTCAATAAATTATCAACTGATATAAAATTAAATGAAGAAAAATAAGCTCTGTTTATTCAGAATACATTGCATTTTTGACATCATCTATGTTAAGTCTCGATCCAACCCCTCCACAAGAGACTCCCGAACATACTACTCTTAAATTTGGATTATATTCTCTAAAATTTTGTATAAAGCCGCTATCATCATCACAGAGTATCATACATTTTGGATTTGTTATACCAAGAGCATTAGCTGTTTTTTCTAAAGCAAAACCTTTCAAAAAACCCGGATGTTGATTGGAAAGGTTAGAGTATTCTACTTTATTTGGTTTACCTAATAGAATTTTACTACCAACATTATTAAAAGTTATTTTGTCTTCTTTGACTATAAAGTCGTACAAATTTTTCGGCATCCAATTATATGAGAGTATATTTTCCATAGAATACACACTCCCTGCTGTGCATATACCGACCGCAAAAGAATTGTCAATGCATGCCTGTACTATTAAATAATTATTCTGGGATGTGTTAGACGTCAGGGTTCCATCTATATCGAATAAAACAAGTCCTTTGTAATTTTTAGTAAAATTATCCTTGTTATTTACAAAAAGTAGTATAAAAAACACAATAATAACAAGAGACATAAACATAAATAGAATTCTCATTTTAATCATTATCTAGATATTAGATTTTTATTCTTGACAAAGATAAAATGTGCACTGTTTATGATCAAATTAGAACAGCTGTCAATATAGCAAAAGTAAAAGAACAAATTGATAGAAAAAAAGGAGAATCTCCTTACTTTGCAACAGTTGAACAATCCAATCAAATTTGGACAGATTATGACTTATTCCCTTATACAAGGTTTTTTAGGGGGGAACCCCTATCATCTGAACCTATAGCTGCAGAAAGAGAAGCAGGATGGATGTTGAGAAATGATAAATATTACAAAGCTTCAACAATATCTGATGTTTGGAAACCCGAGCCACCAAATCATTGTTTTCAATCTGCGTGTAGTACTGTAAGGCCTTGTCATCCAAAACCTGATCACACAGAACTGAATGAAGTTTACCATAAATCGTGTAATGTAAGCTTTCGATAGAAAATCTAATACTTTTTGGTATTAGATTACTTATTTATTTTTGTCTCTATTTACAATAAGATACCGCTTTTTTAAATCTAGAAAAATCTAAACTTTAAGGACAGCGTAATCTACTATTCTTGATAAATATGTTCTTTTATCCTCTAGCATCTAACTAAAATTTAGTTAGTTTGACACTGGGTATATTTGTTTTTCTAATTATATCAAACGAAAAACTTTATTACGACAGGAATAAAAGAAATAACTGAATATCCTTTAGATATAAACTTAACTTGGCTTGGCTATCGTTGCGTCTATCTTCTTTTGAATATCGGTTTTACATATTTTATCTTAGAACTCATTCTTTTATATTACTTATTTATTTTTGTCTCTATTTACAATAAGATAGCCAAAAATAGCAGCTATAAAAAGGCCATTAATAATATAAAAAAAACTACCACAATTTTGTAATTTTTTTGGTGACATTATATCACTTCCGTTCTTAAAGTACATTTTGTAACTTATCAAGAAACTAATTTCAAATTTCGATTATTCCTTTCACGGATTTTTAATAAAATTGTCATTATTTAGTTTTGATATCGTTATATAGAAAATCTATTATTCGTCTCCTCCTCCTCATCCTCCGTAAAGACTAGTAGGAGAAGAACCAGAAGCATCACTGCTAGCCGCAGGACTATCAGAGCTAGCACTGCCATGGTTTTCGGTTTTTACAAGTCCTAATTGAGTCGGGTTTTTAACCTTTTTGTAAATTTTTAGTCCAAGGTATGTGCCAGCACCAAATGCAATAAAAGCGCTTAAAGTTAATAAAGCAGGTGTAAACTTTCTAGCCTTTTCACACTCTTTATGAATTGTTACTACCAAACCAAATATAGTGATGCCAATAGCTAAAATAACAGCTGGGAATACATTACTTAATATAGATGGATCTTTATCAAAATTGGAGCCGCATTTGCAAGCAAGCATTGTTGCTGAGATGCAAAATAGACCAACTCCCATTGTTAAGAGACCTCTAACTGCATTTTGAGCGTGAATGCTGCAATCAGCAACATAACCGGCAAGCATAAAAGAACAAACAGTTAAAATTAAACCTGTGATAAGAAGAACACCTAAGAATAGATTCATGTTAATTTGCATTTTTATTATGAGATAAGAAAAAAAAATATGTATTTTATTATAATTCTAATAAAGCCATTTCTTCTTCCAAAGATAAATCACCATCGTCATCATCATTTAATCTTTCTTCAATCTTGTCAAAAGAAGTTCTAATTATATTAAGAAAGTAATAATATACATCTTTCATAAATTCAGATGTTAACCCTGACATAATAACCTTTCCACTATGAAAAACTAAGAATGTGTTGTGTCTATCAGATTGTAACTTTACGTCTTTCTCTTTTGGTGAGAGAAGGTCGAGATATTCTTTGTATGTTGTCCATTTCTCAATCCATTCACCATTCTTCTCGCAAATCTTTTTTACTCTCATAGTATTTATATCTTTATCGAGAGGTACTTTGATATTTACACCAGTATAACAGAATGAGGTTTCCAAGAGACAGTGAAATTCTTTTTGAGTGCACATATATTGATTTAATTTTTCTCTATCAACAATAAACCCAAGTGAAAAGTCAATATTACGCATAGAAGGAATAAATATAGCTTCTAACTCAGAACCTCTTGTAAAAGTATAAATATCTTCAAATTCTTTTATGTATTTCCAGATATATTTGATACATTGGTCGGCGTGTTCGTGTGATTTGCATCCAGTCATTTGGAATGTTCCATTACGACAAACTTTAAAATTTATAGGTTTGTCAAGGATAATTACAACTGTGATAGAGTTACGAAACCATTTTTTCTTCTTTCCAGTCTTTGATTTTTTTGGCTTTAACTCTACGCCACGAATTCCATCCTCATACTTTACTGTGACTATTGAACCGTGTTTAATAGACTTATTATGTTCTACTTGCTCACATTTCTTCTTTCTACCCCTTTTTTTGGGAGTTACTACATAAGAAGTAATTGGAAGTTTTTCGTATAATAGATTAATCTGGATATTCAAGTTTGTCGTTGCGGTAAATGTTTTAGTTGATACTTTAATATCATCGAAATCCGGAAACGTCAAAGTTATTCCTGTCTTAGCTGAGATCATTTTATTATTTAAAGAATTATTCTTTAAACCCCAATTTTATTTTTGCGGATTTGTTAAATATCTTATACAAAGATATATAACAAATTCAAAAAATGTTTATTATTAAATTATTTAATAATAAAATGACTCAAACTCCAAGTGATAAATTTAAAGTTAATGAAACTGCTCCAATCTTTTCAATTGCCCCTACTGGCTCTTATGGTGATATTAACTCTGGTATAAAAAGCGCATATTGCTTAAAGTCTAAAGATCCTCAAACAAAAAGTGTTATTAAATCATCTGGAATTATCAATAGTAATATAAACACAGTCCCTATTACCGTATCACCATTAACGATTCTAGAGTACACTGTAAAAAATGGTGATAGTTTTACTTGGTCGGATGTTACTTGGATACTCAATAATAAATTACCAAATTATTCTTATTCTGCTAAGGCAATTCATCTTGATGGCGGTGTTCCGAACAATTTTTCCTTAATAAGTGTTGTAATTGGAACTAAAGTTAAGAGTATTGGCAATTATACTTTTGCTATTTGTACCGGTATAACATCTATAATAATTCCAAATTCAGTTACGAGTATTGGTAATTCTGCTTTTGAACAGTGTACAGGTCTAACATCTATAGAAATTTCAAATTCAGTTACGAGTATTGGTAATAGTGCTTTCCAAAATTGTACCGGTCTAACATCCATAATAATTCCAAATAAGGTTACGAGTATTGGTAATAGTGCTTTCCGTGGTTGTCAACCATTAAAAACTATAACAATTCCAAATTCAGTTACGAGTATTGGTAATAATGCTTTTTACATTTGTCGAGGTCTAACATCTATAACAATTCCAAATTTAGTTACGAGTATTCTTGATAATACTTTCAATGGTTGTAGAGGACTAACATCTATAACAATTCTAGGTTTACTTACGAGTATTGGAGATCGTGCTTTCATTGGTTGTTCAGGACTAAAATCTATAAAAATTCCAGATTCAGTTACGAGTATTGGTACGAATGCTTTCCAAAGTTGTACTGGCTTAACATCCATAACAATTCCAAAATTGGTTACGATTATTAAAAATTTTACTTTTGGTATTTGTACAGGACTAACATCTATCACAATTCTAGGTTCACTTATGACTATTGGAGATCGTGCTTTCATTGGTTGTGAAAAACTAACATCTATAATAATTCCAAATTCAGTTACAAGTATTGGTACTAATGCTTTCGAAAATTGTCGAGGTCTAACATCTATAACAATTCCAAATTTAGTTACGAGTATTCTTACTAATACTTTCAATGGTTGTACAGGACTAACATCTATAACAATTCTAGGTTTACTTACGAGTATTGATAGTTATGCTTTCCTTGATTGTTCAGGATTAACATCTATAACAATTCCAAATTCAGTTACGAGTATTGGAAATGGTGCTTTCGAAAATTGTACCGGTCTAACATCTATAACAATTCCAAATTTAGTTACGAGTATTCTTAGTAATACTTTCCGTGGTTGTTCAGGTCTAACATCTGTAACAATTCCAGATACGGTTACTGGTATTGCTAGTAATGCTTTCCGTGGTTGTTCAGGTCTAACATCTGTAACAATTCCAGATACGGTTACTGGTATTGCTAGTAATGCTTTCCAAGGTTGTTCTGGGTTACAAATTGTATATATGAATAGTTCTATTAGTTTAGGTATAACATCACCTAGTGGTCCTGTTAATTTTTACGGTGCAATTGGTGTTCTTATTAAACCTCCTCCATAGTCTTAATTTTGCTTTATTCTCGTATAAGATTACATTTACTTATTTTTTGTTTTTTTCCATTCTTTTGCCATTTCTGTCATACGTTCTTGCGCAGAAACTCCTAAATATTTACTCTTTCTACTTTCATCTCTTACAAAAATTTGATATGAGTTTAGAGGTTTTGGTGACTTATCGAGAATTTTTACTCGTCTTGATCTTGTTTTTTTAACAGGCATTTTTTTTAGACATTCTTCGTAAACTATTGCATATTTTCTTAGCCGTGCGGATCTAGATTCCATTCTCTTTACTAGAACAAAAAGATATTTTAGATCAACTCAAAATATACTTAAAGTGGTGCTTTAAAAGTAATAAATGTCGAAAATGTCTCCTTTAAGTACAGGAACAGGGTACGACGAATTGCTCTCTTATTATGAAAAAAATAATGGAAAACCGTGGCGTGATTGGCTTTCTTTCGATTCAATTTTTGAAAAACTAGGAAAGCAAGGTGTTGTTGGTCTACTTAATCCTTCAAAATTAAATGGAAAAGGAAAATACGTTTTTAAGATGTCACAATATATCAATTATTTGATTCATCACGAGGCAGCTGTGATGAATGGATTAAATGAAATTTCTTCTTATTGCCCTCATTTTTGCAGATCTTATGGGACTGAAATATGCAAAATAGATCCTCGAGCGAAAAAGAATAAAGGATGTCCATTTGCAGAAGAAGGAAAGGTTGATCATCCAATTAAAAAGGAGGTACTTATATGTGAGTATGTTGATAGATCATGTAAATTTTACAATTACATTCGTGCTGTGGAAAGAGTAGATGAGGATGTTCTTTACGCTGGAATAAAACAAGTGCTTATGGCAATATCAATAGCTCAAAAGAAAAAACAATTTGCTCATTACGATCTTCATTCGTTTAATGTGATGATGCGCAAGTGTTCTAAAGAAGCTGTATTTCTATATGCTCTAGACAAAGAAAATCAATTCGCAATTCCAACACACGGACATTATCCTATAATTATAGATTTTGGATTTTCTTATATTAAAGATATGGAAGATGGTCCACTGTGGCCTAGTATGGGACATACATCTGTTGGTTTTATGAGCGATAGATTTGATTGGGTAGCCGATCCAAAACTTTTCCTTGTAACAGTATCTGGTGAAATTAAAGAAAAGCGAAATACAAAAAAAGCTAGAAAACTTCGAAGGGTTGTTAGAAATCTGTTTGGACCATTAGATATTGATTGGGGCTCTGGTTGGGATGAAGCAGACGAGGAATCAGCATCCGATGCAGTAATAAGAATGTTAGAAGGAGTTGCAAAAGGATCTACTCTTTTTGAAGATTACGATCATTACTGTATGGATATTTTACAAACTCTAGTTATAATACCAATGGAAAAACAAAATTATGATAGTATACATAAATCGTATCTTTCTATGATAAAAGAATTTATCAAAATAGAGAACCAGATTTCATCTCCATTTTACAACCTTTATATATTGAAAGGAGTTACAGATGCAGCTAGATGTGTAAGAGCTCTATACGTAGACAATAATACTAGAATAGATGCAATTCGTACATTTAGACATCAAGTACAAGAAAAGGTTGCTGAGGTGGCAGGATTTTGCAGACTTGATAAGGTGCATTTTGAAAAACTTTTATGCTCAATACTTGTGTTTTCAAAATGTATGGAGGGAGTAATGTATGGACATATAGAAGCGCGAATGGCTGAAAAACAACGTGAATATAATAAGCTTCCATTACAGTCTGTTGAACAAATATATGCTAGTATAGAAGCCAATTTACCGGATGAATATGTTTATTCTAAAAACTCAACTATTTATATTATAGACTCCAACAATAATGAATGCATAGAGTATAAAATTCCAGAAATAGAACTCAAAAATGTAAATCAGTTGCACCCTATGGCAAGAGGAACTTATATATATGACTTGTATAATTCTGAAATCTTAAAAGAATAACGGCATAATGGACAAGTAGGTATATCATTTGGGCATTTTGACACCCACTCTAACAAAGCTTCTGTGTAAAAACGATGAGAACAATCAAGAGTGCTAGTTCGAGGAAATCCGTCTTTATTATTTCCAGGACGTAAACGAGACTGTGTAATTCCACATAAAGCATCGGATCCCCATTTATCACTCCACCAAGGTTTCATTTTGTTTTCATTTCTAGAACAAATTCCTTAGATCTAATCATTAAATCCAAACTAAGATTTCTGAAACTTTGAATCTCTGAGTCATAATGTGTGACACACCTATTCTAATTACTCATCTTCAACATCAGATCACTTATCATCTTTGTCTTTTGAAGACTGCTGTCTATCCATCTTGGTTCCCAATTCTTTTTTGTCCATCTTGGTTCCCAATTCTTTTTTGTCCATCTTCGTCAACATCTTCTTCATCATAAATCTTTATCATCCAACTACACGCACGCACATTTTTATCAAACAAAAAATTATCTTCATCTTCTTCTTCATCTTCTTCTTCATCTTCTTCTTCATCTTCATCTATGATAACTCTAATTTTACGAAGTATAAGGTAATCAAGCATACTCACGGCGTCACTACCTCGTTCGTCAATTATATATAAACGTTGTCCTAGACTTTTATCATTAAGATGTTCCATAGATAAATTACAATCTGATAAATCAAGTTCTTTTATATTTTCTAATGCAATTAGAATTTTAGATATATCTACCATTATTTCCATATCGCCTTCTAACTCACTACCAGAAAGATCTAGTCGAGTAATATTCGGTAATTGTGTGTATTCTAATTTAGATTTTAACTTATCCGCAAGACTTCTGTTATAAGTAAAACCAAGTGATCTGAGATTTCTGAAAGATTCTAAACAATTTACTAATATATCAAACAAGTGGTATTGAACAAGCTCACCATGACGTCTTCCCATAACAAAACAATCATGATCTATTTTAATACTTTTTAAATGTTTTAAAGAATCAGGAAATATAAACGTAAGATTTCTCCTATGAAACTCATCTTTTGGATCATACGTTGTGCTAACACTTGCTTTAGTCATCATACGGATACGTGATAGTTCTAAAACTTCTAATGTTTTGATACTTTTTATAGAAGATAAAAAAGGTTGCCATTCTATATTCCCATTAGATAGTTTTAGTATTGTAAGATTTGGTATATCACTTAGTACTCTAGCAAACTTATTGTAATCTTCTCTTTCAAAAGTATTACCCTCGAAATCAACTTCAAGAGAATAAATATTCATTCTCAAGTCTCCTATAATGGACCACAATGCATGAATTATATTTTCATTCTCGATATTACGATTATCACAAGTAATTTCAATTGATAACTTTATATGAGGTTGGGTTAGAACGGAGGGACTTACAGGTCTTATTTGGTCTCCTTCGGTATCATATGTTTTTATGCTAACCTCTGTTTTTCCTTCGACTACGATGAATTCGATCCCATAAATAACATTTAAACCATAATTTCTACTTCTTCTACCATGTGTAGATTCACAAAGATCTTCAAAACTCTTTTCTGTGTAATCAAAATCTTCTGGAAGGTCGCTTTGTTCAAAAATTATCTCAGGTGCTTTGAAGGCTACCATCTCTTTTGCATCTCTTGAAACAAGTCTCAAATCTAATAATTTTTGTTCTGAAAGGTGTTTGTGAAGACTATTAGCAAAAGGTGTAGTTGTTAAAACACGTGATATATCACCTTTTTTATCTATCCAAGTTTTTATTTTTTCAAGTAATAATCCAATTGAGATACAACATATTCCCTTCATTCCATCTGCTTTAAGTGTACGAATAAAAGAAGGTGACAATGTAGAAATACTGTGTTCTAGAGTTCCAAATAGTAGATAATCAGTATCGGTTAGATCTAGTTGTAATAGATTAGATTCAGATTTAAATTGTAAATATCTTTCTGTAAATAATAATCTAACACTAGCGTTGTTAGTGCTACTCATTATATACTGTATTCGACATAGTACACAAAATTTAGGTGATATGCCATGTAATTTCTCCATAATTGATACAAGATCTGCAGATTCCAAATGAAAATCATAAGTTAGATTAGGTACTACTTCTAACACATCTATTTGATCAGATTCGTTTAAAAAGCCAATATTAATTTCAGTATTTGATGCCATTTTTTATTGTCAAAAATATAATAAAAATATTATATTTTATTTTTTAGTAAAGTACTTCTAAATGAGTGTTCTTATTTTGTTTTCATTTCTAGAATAGATTCGTTCGATCTAATCATTAAATCCAAACTGAGATTTCTGAATCTCTGAGTTTAAGTGAAAGTTCATGAGTCATAATGTGTGACACACCTATTCTAATTACTCATCTTCTTCATACCACTCTTCTTCTTTATCTTCTTCATCTTCTTCATCATCTGATCTGACAACTCTAATTTTACGACGTGTAAGGATATCCATTATACTTAGGCGTCACTACCTCGTTCGTCACTTAGAGATAAAAGTAACCTATACTTTTATAATGATTTTTCTGGTAAATCAAGTTCTTTTAAATTTTCTAATCACATTATAATGTGACCTATGTTTTATAATTTTGTCAATGTCTTCTGTTAAATCACTACCAGAAAGATCTACTCGAATAATATTCTGTTTGTGATGTAATTCACTTATAATATTTTAAGTGTTTCCTTTTTAGCCAAACTCTTTAAAAAGGCGGAGCAATATAAATAAAAATAATATAAATAATATATTTAATAAATGAAAGACCAAGATATTTGTGATATACTTATAGAAACATATAATGTCAACAAGTTTGACAGTGCCGCAAAGGAGTTAAAATCTGCTGTATACGAAGAAGCCAAAAAATGTTCTGAAGCACATGATATGGAAATATATGCTAAAAAAGGAGATACAACAGTTGTAAAAACAAATAAAAGAGATATACTTATGAAACTCATAGAGAATCATTTTGATCCTAGTATTCAACAACCAATGCCACAATTTATTGCTGGTCCAACAACTCTCACTGTTCACAAATCACGAGATGAAAAGAGAATGATTTATATATTTGGAGAGGCGCATTCAGATATAAAAGACTGTAGAATGTTTAAGGACGAAGAGGATGAAAAGTGGAACAGTGATAATCCAGATAAGATGACGATAGACCATTTTTTGTATGAACTAATGAAAACAACATCTGCGTATTTAGACATCTACTTTGAATTCATTTTTCCTGAAATTGGTTTTCCTGAAATTGGGTTTCCGGAAGAGTATCATAATGGTCCTATAAATAGTCATCTTGATAATCTATTTCAAAAATTTAAAAAATGTATACATGAAAGTCGTTCAAAGGACGATTGTTCTCTAGCGAGGGTTCATTATTTTGACTCTAGAAGAAGAATATACAATGGAGAATCTATACAAGGTAGTAGTATTGTGGATAAGCTAATTGAGAAGATTAACTATTTTAAAATAATTTACAACCATGACAAACTCCCTTTGATTCAAGCATATAAAGAAATTGTAAAAACAGATGACAATATGCAGCAAATTCTTTATGCATTGTGGACTCAAGATGAAGAAGAGTTTAAAGACTTTTGGATAAAGCTGTTAAATGATAATGAATTTAACATTAAAGAGACAAAATCAGGAAAATATGAAGATAGAGCAACTACACAAGAAATAGAAATAATGACAAGAATAAAAAGTTTTATGGAAACAGAAATTGTGAGGATTGCTATGAAGCACAGAGAGATATATTATAAATTAACATATGCCATTTTGACTATGGTGAAACAAAGAAATGAAGAAGATGAAGAAGATAAAGAAGATAAAGAAGATAAAGAAGATGAACTTTTTTATGATGCATTTGAAGTTCTTATTAAATATATAACGAAACCATCTGCAAGAATTGCAGATGTCTATCTCTTAGCCCGTTTGTTTAAAGACTTTGATATGACTAAAATGAATACACATGCAAATGATGTTACAGATCAACCTGCTAAAGCATATAATGTAATCATATACGCAGGTGATAGTCACGCTAAAAAGTGTCGACACTTTTTAAACGATATAGCTGGGTTTGAAGAGATTGCAAGTTCAGGAGAATTTAAAGAAGGAGAAACAACAAAACACTGTATAGATATGAGAAAAATACCACAACCATTCTTTTCTACATGGACACGAACACCTACAAAAGAAGAAAAATCAGTATTTGATTTCATATATTTTTAAGAATAAAAATTAGATCTAAATGAGTGTTAGTATTTTGTTTTCATTTCTAGAATAGATTCCGCTACTAGATTCATACGAATTTATACGAATCAACTCTTTCGAGCAACCCTTTCGAGTTTCTAAACCATGTGTAGCTCCATGGTAAGAAGTAAATCGAGGCTAGAAAATTAAATATTCTTTTATTTTTAAAAAAGAATATTCTTACTAATTCATATGAATAAGAGCAACAGTTATTAGCCTTAGATCTAATCATTAAATCCAAACTGAGATTTCTGATCTTCTGAAAGATGTTTCAATATATAGGCGTAAGATGTTTTCGGATACTTTGAATCTCTAAGTTTAAGTGCAAGTCCAAGAGTCATAATGTGCATGTTTGGAGTTTCAGTACCTAATTTTTTAATAAGATTAGGTGTTATTTCTTTAGCCATACCGAAATCTATTATGTACAATTTACGCCCTTTACACATATAATTCAGAAGATTTGCATCACCGTGAAATACTTGCGCTCTGTCCAATTTTTTGTATATTGATATTATTTGTTTTTGCTGGTGCTTTGTTAATATACCTTCCTGTTTTTTAATTAAATCAACCAAATGAGTATCCATCCTTTCCATTACAATGTATTTTGACACAGTATCTATTTCAATGACTTCTGGAGAAGCACCCATAGATGCAGCCAATTTTTGAAGATCAGACTCTTTTTTTAAATTTTTTGAAGATTTTTGCTTTCGAAAAGTTTTCATTGCATACTCCTTACCTTCTTTATTCCTAACTAAAAATGTAGTACCTTCTTTTCCTTTCTCTCCAAGTTGTTCAAGACGTTCATATTTATCTATCTTTTCTTTCTTGTAATCTTCATATTCCTTTAAGGCCTCTGTAATAACCCTTATCAGGTCAGGTTTACCTCTATACACTCGCAAATCCATTTTCTCTGCTAACATTTTCAATTCAGAACATGTATATTTTTCTAACTGAGAATAATCCATCTATTTCTTTCTCTAACTAACTCTTATAAATGGACTACTCTTTTTTCTTTTGTTAGTAAAACAATTATGAATAAAGATTTTTTTTCATAATATATAAATTAGTGTAAATAATAAATATTATGCCAGCAAAGAATTCTCGTATTGATAATGCGAAAAAAAAGCAACAAAGGGCCGATAAAGAACCTAAACCTAAACCTAAACCTGAATCTGAACTGACACCAGATAAGCTTGCTCAAAAAAAGAGGAAACAAAAAGTAAAAGCTGCCGCTTCCAGAGCAAAAAAATCTGTTGAGACCAAAGACGCTCGTGCTTTTTTGAAACAAAAGGCTGATAATCCAAGTATCACTAATCAATATCAAGTAAATAAATTAAATGCTAATGAAGAAGAAATTCGTAAATCATTTACTATAATTAGTAATCTAAAAGATGAAGATGATATTGTTGCTGAAATGCGTAACTTGATTGTAAATCATGACTGGGGAGCTGAGTATGATAAAATGGCCGATATATTCAGATTACCTCGATCACTATTCAAGGATTTAGCAGAAAAATACCTTGATCAGGATAACAAACTACAAATATTCTGGTTGAATTATCAAAATGTAACATCCGTAAAAAGGGCTATGGCCGAAAAAACACACGAAATTGAGTCTCTTCCACTTAAAAAACCAAGAGGTCCTGTATTTGTTTATCCAGAAGAAGGTCGGAGAAATAAAGTTGAACCTCTTCGTGAACCTGGGGATACAAAGGTTAAGCAGGTCAATGATCAAGGAATTGTAATAGAAATTCCTGAACCTAAACCAAAAGTTGAGAAACCATTTGGTGAGGCTAAATTGTCACTATCAATACTTCCTTTTGATAACTGGTTGAAAGAACAAAAGATTAGTATTATTAATGATGTCAAAACATTTATTACACCTACTACCGGCACTGAGGAACAAAAGAAACGCTTGGAAAGTATTATTGCGAAGAGTAATCCAAAAACTATTACAGTAAATAAGATAACATGGTATAATGTAGATGAACGTTTAGCTGAATTTTTATGCAGTACTACTAGGATTTGGGTGGATGAATCAAATTCAATAATGGCTATTCTTCCTGATAAGAGCCATATATTTTTTAAGATCGGGTACATGACAAGTAATCGTACATTTTTTGAACAAAATAAATTCCAATTTGGTAAAGAAAGTGATTATATAAACACATTGAGGCAAACAAGAGACGGAGAGATTGGAGATATATTAGGATCACAGATATCTCCAGACATAGAAAAATTTGCCATAGATTTTTTATCAAAATCGTTAAGTAATGTCGCTAGCGGTGTAATACAATATCAGAATAGAGAAAAAGATGGTTATATTTACAAATCAATACAGAAGATGATTCAGTTGGCAGACGGTAAAACTATAAAACTTTTTGAGAATTTAGCAAAGATAACAGTGTTTTTGCAAAATCCAGATAGCATTTTTGCTGAAAGAATACGCGAGGAGTTTTATCTACCAGAAATACTTGTTATTCTTACAAATAAAGAGAAATTACCGGAAGTTTTTGATGATCCCAACCAAAAAATAGAAGTAGTAAACGATCATATATTAAAACAAATTGAGTCAGAAGTTAAAAGAATTGCAACGTTACGATACAAGATAAAAAATCCAACAGTAAATGTACCTACTCTTCCTTCACACCTAATTAAACCCCTTTATACAGCACGACCTTGGAAAACGCTATGTACGAATACATTAGAAAGTGATGTAAAAAATTCAGATGTTTTTTATTATACTGAGGAAGGTAAAGTTTATTGTATTCTAATATCAGATATCTATAAACAAATAAAGGAAGGAAACACACCTTTTAATCCTATTACTAAAAATCTTATAAATGAAGGTGTTATAAAAAGATTTAAAGAATTATATGATTTTAAATTTGATCGTGATACTGTTGTTGAAACTCCTACTCCAGACAAACCAATTTCTACAGTTTCAAAACTTCCTCCCCCTCGTCAAGAAAAAATTCCACAGATTGCACCATGGTTGTTAAAAACTATTAAGAAAAACATAAAAGGGTGTGAAAACGAATTGAGGGGAATGGATTTGCAAGGAAAAGATAAAGGTAAGAAGTGTCAAGCATTAGATTCAGACGAGTACGATGAAACAGATGATGAAACAATTGTACAAGAAGAAGATTTGAAAGAAGAAGATTTAGAAGAAGATTCTGAAGAAGATTCTGAAGAAGATTCTGAAAAAAATAAACACGATTTGTTTAGTTCTTCTTCAGAATCTGAATCTAAATCAGTTCCTGCTAAACTTAAATCGGAACTATCTGTCTTTGGTAGTTCTACATCAGATTCTATGTCTAAAACTTCCGAAACCGACGATGATTCAGATGCATCAAGTAATTCACCAAGATTGGTAGTTGTAAAAGAAGGTAATATATGTCAATATTGTAAAAAAAACATTAAAAAGAACGATCTAAAAAAATGTCTAAAAACAAAAATTAGAGATAACCAAGATCAAGACAAAACTATCTGGTTTTGTATGTTTGAATGTTTTGAAAACTACAAGTTTCCATATTATAAGAATAAGAATAAGAATGGGAAAAAAGGTGGGCGGTATGATAGTCGAGATCGGGACAATAAAAAAAAATGAAATAATTTTAGAAGTTTCAGATGACCTAAAATGTTCTTAAATATCTTTTCCGAGGATTTAGTTTTAAAAATAATGGAGATTATTGATGATAAGATTAGATGTGCTATTGTTCTAACTTGTAAGGAATTTAGAGACATTGGTTTAAAATTTGGATGGTTACGAGCAATACTCTTCAAGAGAGGTGATAATTTATTTAATTTTATGAAATTTTACTCTCGACCTAATATTTTTCTAGAACGAATCAAGTTTTCTGGTGTAATTGAACAAGAAATTTCTGTATTGGAATTAATAGAACCATGGCCAAAAGAACTTGAATTTGAAGGATGCTATATTGGATCTAATAATATTCCGGTTTCACCTACGGAAAGATTAGTAATACGTGATCTACACCGTCATAGAACAGGAGGGGTCGCAGTTAATGTAAAATGGGAGTCTCTTCCAAATCTAAAATTTTTAGATATATACGCACCTGACATAAATTTTGAAGGTCTAGAATTATGCAAAAATCTAGAAATTGTTAGGATTAATTTGGATAGAATACGGATTTTACCTCTCTTTTTCACTCAACTTTTAAATTTACAAGTTATTGCAACATCTTGTATATCTTTTCAACCGATGCATTTTTTATCAAAACAACTGAAAATATGTATGGTATCAAAAACGTATATTTTTAGTTCAGAATCTGAATTGGTACCCAAATCACACCTTAATCTTAACACACCTATGAATATACAATGCCTCAATATTTAAGCGCATATTATTCGAACTTTTTTATCAATACGACCAAATGCCTTTTCAGAACGAATATAATTCATTAACACTTTCATCAATTCTCTATCAACAGCAATAAGTATTTCTGGATCTTCATTAGGTGTAATAAATTTGATCATATTGATTGCTTCAACCAACCACCCATGCCCTTGATCTTCTTCATCACAAATTATATTTTTATCTTCTACCCCACAGGATAGAAGATATCTCTTCGTTAGGTTAGACGTTTTTATTTTATTTATGCCATAAATGTACCCAATTAAGTAAAAAAACATTTCACGTTCATCAGCAGCTTCAAAACATGTATCTATTAATTTTCCGCGTATAAACGGGTCAATGCATCTTGGAAAAATAAAGAAGACTTTTGATTTTGAATTACATATTGGTTTGATATTACGCATGACTTTATCAGAAAATAAAGGTACCATACATGTTATATCATAAAGTTCTGGTTCTAATAACTTTATGGACTTTTCTTCTACTACACCAGTAACCGAAATTTTCGGTTCAATATTATATTTTTTTTGAAAAGCTAAAATTTCTTCAGCATTGTCTAGAAGAATGCTATTGCCAACAATTGAGGCATTAAATTTGCATAAAAAACGAAGTTCCTTATGCAAAACATATAAAAGTTTCTCATCTTTTTCTTTAATTTCACCAAGAAACAATAAATAGTTATTTTTTGGTTCATTTGATTTGGCAACAAGACCAAAGCTACATTTTTCTGTCATGATTATATCTTTATTAACATTTTTTTAAAAATGAATTATATTCAGAGATTGTAGTAATTATATAAAATGCCAAAGCTTTATTTTAGATATGGTGTTATGAACAGTTCCAAGTCAGCAAATCTTTTAATGGTTGCATGGAATTATCGTCTACAGTGCAGAAAGGTTCTCCTAGTAAAACCAATTGCTGACGAACGTTTTGGAATTAACATAATAAGATCTCGTGCAATGAGCAGTGGAGTTGAAGCTGATCTAATTATAGATAAGGAATGGGCTGCCTTTGAAAAAGTAGAAACAGATGGTTTGGCATGCGTTCTAGTTGATGAAGCTCAATTTCTATCTGAAAAAAATGTAGATGCTTTAAGAGAATTGGCAAAGAAAGTACCCGTAATTTGTTATGGCCTACGAACCGATTATAGAACAAGGTTGTTTGAAGGTTCAAAAAGACTTCTTGAGGTAGCTGATGTTATAGAAGAGATAAAAAATGTGTGTGTTAATTGTGATAAAAAGGCTATCATAAACGCAAAATTTTACACTAAAGAAGGAGGAGATAAGGTAATATTGAGAAATGGACCTAGTGATTTGGATCTAGGTGCGGAAGAAAAGTATCAACCAATGTGTTGGAACTGCTTCTCTATTTAAGTATTCTTGCACAAATGTAATATTACAAAGAATAATTTAGTTAAATTATTCTTTTGTATAAGATAAAATGGACCGCCAATTATTTGAAAATTTAGGTAGTACTTATGATACTAAAGTGGAACAGGCGATAAAAAAAATTTTAGATTTTAAACCAACAGAAGAGAATATTTACACTAAATTTTGTAAAACATTATTAGATACAGGATGTGTAATATACAACGAACTTGTTATTAACGCAATATCACCGTTTAATAAAGTAAACGGGGATCCATACAAACCAAATATATTATATATATATGCAACTTACGTAGGAGCTGTTGCAATTAATAATTTTATAAAGACTGAAATGTTCGAAATTATTCACGCATCAAACCAATCTGTAGAGGTGGATGCTACAAAGCCTTTTAAACACTCTATACATCGAAATAAAAGGGTAAAAGCAGTATTAAAGTATAAAAATAAAAGAAATCCGTATAGTTTGATTGTTAAAATTGTAGATGATATTCCTAGTAATGTTGTTTTAAAAGAAGAATTAACTTTTTTACAGACATTTTTTGACGGTAAAAACGTAAAATCTACACACCCTAAACATGTAATAGACAAAGTAGGAACTTTAAATGAAGAATATCTACCATTGGTTGGTTGGAATGAGTTTAAAGAAAATGAAGAAGATGAGGATAAAAATTATAGAGATTATGGAGGTTATGCCGGATTAACTTTCGAACTATATAAAAAACGTAATTTTAAAATAGATTACGATACCAAATCTATAGTTATTAGACATGGATATTTATATGGTAAAGAGGTTAGTGGAGAAGAACATCTTATTTCATATTTACATGGTAACTTAGTAAATATCTTAGTAAACGATAAATTTAAAAAAATGGTTGATATTGGTCATGGTGAAAATACAGATATAACAGTAGCCGATATATATCTCAGGTGGTTCTATCTTAAAGAACTTACAACGAATGAATTTATGAAAATTATTAAAAGATTAGCTAACGAAGGTAAATTTCTTTTACCTTTATGGGTACAAGACACTTATAAAAAAAATGATGATATAATCAATGCATTAGTTGTACATACATGTTCACTTGAAGATTATTTTATACAGGAAATGTATTCTGGAACAAAGGATACTAGAAAAGCTAACGAGTTTGCAGTGCAAGTTATTAAAGATATTAAAAGCTACCAAAAATACGATGATGACGATTTTCTTAAAAATCCTAAGATTACAGCATTATTAAATATTATTAAGAAATTAATTATACAAAAATATATTTCATTAACCTTCGAATACACATATGAAACAGATGTTGAACTATCAAGGATATTTTTGTCACAAAAAGATTTTTTGTATACTTTTTTTTCAAAATATGGGTATGATAACAAGGAAATAAAAGAGTTTACTCTAAAATTTCTTGTAGATTGGAATTGTTTTGGAATTTATGGATATGATAAGAATGAAATAAAACAGTTTGCTCTATCTACAAAATTTCTTTTCGATTTTGGAACTCGTATATTATCAAAAAATAGTGAAGCTTATAAAGAAATTTACGATCAATATTACAAAAAACTTCGTAAAGGCAGTGTAGAAGAATTTGTAAAAATATTCAAAAATTATGAACAAGTTGCGAATTACGAAAAATATATGTCTCAAAAAGAGGATAAGGAAAGATTAAAGTCAAATACTCGTAATATACCAGCTCTTAATATAGTAAAACCTTCAAGAACTCATACGGTTGATTATGACGAGAAAGATAGAATGTTAGATAAAAAATGCACAGATGTCTCAAATCAATCTCTTTATGACATGAATAAGTATTTAAAAGGAGAATCGGTAGAAGCTTATACAACGAATGGAGAAAGGTATAATGATGAGGATTTGGAAGTTGTTAATCCTCAAGAGGCAATGAAAAGATTAATATTTTTCTTAGCAGAATCGGCAGACTTAACTGAATTGAATCCTTATTGTTATAATTTGGATAAATTAACAGACGATATTGGTGCTATTTTGACAGTTGAATGCAAAGATCATGAAAATTATCAAGGTCTTGAATATCTATTTGGTCATAATCCAATTATTAGACTTAATTTTGAATATCCAGTTTATGTTCCTTTGAGTGAAATATTAGACGCAATTTATAACACCAAAAAGCAAGTATTTATTTTAATTCCAACAGAAAAAACGTTTAGATATACAGCTTCTATGGCAATACAATTTAAAACTGTAAATTCCAGAGTTTCAGGTGATCATTGTCAAAAAGGTTCTTCTAAAGATTTACACACTATTAAAGTTTGCAAGGGAACTGAAAAAAATGCATGCTGGCCTGTAAATGAAGCAATAGAGCTTAATGAAGTTTATCCTGATATCTATTACATGAAACAAAAATTCTACGTATGGTCTAAGAGTGAAAATAGCATGGGTGCTCAATTTGCAATAGCAAACAACGTAATTAATGATAGAGAGATTAAAAAAGAAAACAATAAAAAGCGTCAGAAACGTAGAGAAGCCAATGGTACTCGTTCGGATGGAACTGAAGACGTGGTAAGTGACGATGAAGAAATAGAAGATCCTTGGTGGGCTCAAGAGGATCGACGTTCTCGATCAGTTTCTCCTTTTATTCCTAGAACACCATCACCTAGATCACCTAGAACACCATCACCATCACCTAGATCACCTAGAACACCATCACCATCACCTAGATCACCTAGATCACCTTTTTCTGAAATTTCTACATATGATGATGAGGATGCAAACGCTCAAGCAATTAGACAACAAAATATCCCCAGAACATCAGACGAAATAAGAGCACATTTGCTTACTAGATTGCCTCCGGATATGAGTGAGTTGATAGGTGACATACCAGATATTATTGCTTTAAATCCAATTCCAAATAATTCATATCATGCAGCAGAACAGATGCTTAACGAAAGACTTTATCAATTGGAAGCAGACAGTATTTTTGATGAACTACAACAGCAACAGAATGATCGTCGTTTCGATGAACAAGGTGACAGTGAAGAATCGCCTGATACACTGAGACAATTATCTAATTTAACATTTGGAACAGATTCTAATGATGAAGATACTCTCGATACACCTGATGTGCGGAGACAATTGTTAGATCTATTTGGAAGAGATTCTGATGATGAAGAGTCCCACACCTAATGACGAATTTCTTCGTCAAAGAAATATCTCAAGAACAGCAGCAGAAATACTAGCATATTTGACTCGTATGTTTTCTAGAGATGACGATTATAAAGAGTCTCTTCATTTTCAAACACCTTTTTTGGTTCTTTCCATGTCAATTCAGAAAAGGTTCTATTTTCATCAGTGTACCTATAATAAAAAGGTTTGTATGATGTTTGATCATTTGTCGGCAAACGTTTTACATCCTCATACGTAAGAAAATAATATTCTCGTTCGTTTGTTAACATATTAACTAAACAGATTGATCCATGAGATTCTGTTTGTCTTATCCATTCATCTCTCATTTTAATATATTAATTCTAATATATTAAATTGTTTTTTGGTACACAATTTATACTTTTTACTTTAGAAACACTTCTCTTTTATGATGAGAAGGAGATCTCCAAATACCTGAGTGTATGGCAACATAATAGGATAACCTTTCTTGTAAAATTTCAGCATCAGATTGTTCACTCACGTCATTCACTTTTAGTTCCTTCATTTCCAACCCTTTGGACCTGAGATGTTTCTCGATAAGAGGTTCCATCTTTTGTTTCATCTTTTCTTTGTTTATCTACACTTTTTAAAAAATCATTTGCAACCGGAAAGGAATCAGAATCTTCGTATGTTCTCTCTGAACCATCAGCAAGCTCAAAAGTAAGAGATTTGTATCCGAAAAATCTAGGAGCAAATTCTCTGTAATGCCAATCGTATTGAGGACCCATATATGGAAGAACAATATCTGTTACATCTTCTCCATTATCGTTACTTATTTGCATAATTGGAGCTGGGCCACGTGTAGGAGTAACTATTAATTTGTACATTTTTCCATTAATCACATACTTTAGTTCATGTGACTTACCTCCTTCTATAGGTCTTACAGAATTGTTCATATATTGAATAAAAGAAATATAACTAGCCTTTGCAATAAGTTTTAAACTTATATATATAATCTTAACATTTTCAGTCTCGCTCGTTGCAACTAGCGAATTTAGTTTTCTAAACTTCTTAAATTTCTTCATTACTACATTTTTGACAACAAGATGCGTTTTAGAATGCCATACGTAAAAAGCTACCAGAGCAAACAAAATCTCTGTATACATTTAATACTTAGTATAAAACATCTGATTTTTTAAATTTGAAATTACATCTCATTTCAAATTATAAGTTCTACGAATAGAAATAGAGTATAAAATAACTTTAAAAATTAAATTACTTATTTTGTTTTATTAATTGAGGTTACCGGTCCATGCGAGCACTGGCTTGTCCTTCGTTAAGGTGGTTATTTCCGCAACGGTAGGTACGTAAGTAAGTGATTCAGCTTTCCATGCCGTTTTCATGGTAAAGTCCTTCGCGATTTGCATCATGATCCACCCGTTCCAGTCGGCGATAAACACGGCGTACGCATTCGGACCTATCCATTTTCCGGTCGCAAACGGCGTGTCGAACACGCCTTTGTAATAGAAGTCGTTTCCAATGATCCGGTGCGGCCCGTCTCTCACATCGCTGTACGTTATATTATTTGTTGTACTTGACCACGGCTTAGTAGTACTTGACGGCTTAGTAGTACTTGACGGCTTAGTAGTACTTGACGGCTAAGTAGTACTTGACGGCTTAGTAGTACTTGACGGCTTAGTAGTATCTTTTTTTGTAGCAAAGATAATCACAACTACTATCACAATTAATAACACAACTGCTCCTCCACCAGCAGCTATTTTTTTATTTCTAGTAAAATTCATTTTTATAATATAACAAAATTATAAAAATTAATTTTACATATACATAATTTTTTACTTTTCCTTTATCATGCGAAGCAAACATTTTGTGATTCGAAGATGTGAGTCAAGAAGCTTTTGAAGAGCTACCCACTTATCATCATCATTGTCCTCATCATCACTATCCTCTTCATCACTATCCTCTTCCTCCTCATTACCATTATCTTGAACAACATTTGATTCATTCTGACCAGCTTGTGACAAAAACGAATTAAACATATTTGCAAGTAGGTTATTATTATCAACACTCACACTCTCTTGTGCTTGAGGCATTTCAGTTTCCTTTGTATCAGTCTGGTTTTCCATTTTATTATATAATAAAAAGCATATCTTTAAATCTATAGATTTCTGATCTAAAAAATGTATGTTTTAAGATAAATGACAAAGTTTGATAACAAATGTCTTTATTACCAAGTGCAGCGGATGAAAAAAAGAAGAGATCAGGTCATTTTGGATTTAAAGAAAGTAGAAGTGGAGAAAAGCCTAGATTCTCTTTCTTATAATCAAGAGATAGTTTACTTGAAAAATATAATTTTGATTCAGTCAGTAGGTATTACTGTCTTTGCTCTATCATATATAACTAAATTTTTTGGATACTAATTTTCTTATTTATAAATATATAGATTCTATAATAAATGATAGAAGTTTATTTAAGATGGATAATGTCGCAAAGTGAAGATTATCCATTTTGCTACAAAGTGCCAGAAGAAACCACAATTGGAGAAATTTGTAAAATGGTAAAAGACCGAAATAATTGTTGGATTGGAAACCCAACATTTTCTATTGTTAAATTACGTGAACAAGGTCTACTTTTGGATGATACAAAACCAATAAGTTTTTTTGAGAATAAAGATGGCGTATTGTATTTGGACTTTTACGCTGGATAGTTTTATATCAATATTTTGAATTCAAAATATTGATAATTATAAGTATTGAGAGTTACTACTTTCAATAATCTTGATTTGAGCGCGAAATGTCTAGCAATAGATTTTTATAAACTTTAAAATATAATTAGGTTAAATAAAATGTTAAGAACAAGTAATGAAGCACGTGTATTATTATATTGTCACGGAGATTCTTTTGAAATAGATAAACACATTCTAGAAGTTTTGGATGTATCATATAAACTTATTGATAAAACAACTCCAAAAAAAATTGATAGTATCAATATAGATGAAAAAACACGCCCCACAATTATAAGTACTGATGGAAATCTTCCACTAGAATTTCTGAGCAAATTTAATGTTGTTGTTGATTATAATTGTGATCATACTGGATGGGCAGTTAATGAAAAAGATTTTGACAAATTTACTAAACCTTTATACAGAAATATGGTTAGCGCTCTTGATTGTAAACAAGCTTTCTGTTTTATTACTAGTTTTGAAAAAGGTGATTTTGCAATAAATGAAAAACTAAAAGAAAGAATTAATGTAGCAGAAGACAAAAGATTATCTTTAATAGAACACGTAATAAGAATATCAACAAAACTTCACGTTGAAAAGGTTATAATTGAATCAAGAAAAAATTATATTATATTTTTAGGTGTTCAAAAATGATTATTTAAAAATTTCAAGTTTTTAGTAATTGTCTCAAGTTTTTAGTAATTGTCTCAAGCAGATTATTGTTACTTTTTGGTACTTAATTCAATTGAGATATATTCGGAGTAGTAAGATGCTTAAAATTTGACGACTTTAATGTAAAAGTTTGAAATATGTCATTAGATTCTAGTGTATCACTTGATGACAACCCAGAACTTGAAGCCGTTTCAAGTGTGTTCAAATCGTCACCAATTCTTTTATCTAATAAAGACCAATTAAGAGATTCTGTCAGATCAACATTATTGTTAAGTTTGAAGATAGACTCTTTACAATTATTTTTTTTAGTAAGAGACATTTACTTTTGTATTATATAAATGTAATTATTAAATGTAATTATTAAATGTACTTACATCATTTTGAATTTTTGAACGAGATTAGACGATAAAATGCGTTTTAAAGGGTTCCATTGTAAACAATCATTCAAAATATCCTCGTATTTATTGCCATAAGATGTGTTTACACGCTTATCATTAATACGCCTCGTGAATACTTTACTCCAAGGTTTGCAGACACAATCTAGACTAATGTCAATATTTTCTGAACGACTTGTTGGCATGTGTGCAATGTCATTAACAGTTATCATTCCTCTAATTCGGATTATTTTGGAAAGAACATCTGTTTGTGTGTTTCCTGCAAATAGTGGTCCTCCATAAGCAAATTCTGCCAAGACACAACCAAAAGACCAAATATCGATCGATGTTGAATACATATCACGATTTAATATGAGACAAGGTGCCCTGTAAAAACGTGTGCACATGTATGTTGCGTGTGACTCACCATCTTTTACAAATTTTGCACTTCCAAAATCAGCTAACACAAGTCTATTATTGCATATATCTACCAGAATGTTATCTGGTTTTATATCTCGATGCATTAATCTAATTTCCTCTAAGTACTCCAATGCGCATGCAAGTTGCAGCATTAACTGATTCATCAAACAAAATTTCATTCGCATTTTCGCTAATAAAAGTCTCTTCAAAATGCTATTAAGAGTTTCTGGAATAAATTCCATTACCAAAAATAGAGTTGTATTTTCAATCCAATAGCCAAGTAGTTGCACAATGTTAGGATGGTTTTCTGATGCAAGTACTTTGCACGTCTCCAATTCCCTATTCACATGCCCTTCCAACTCAGGCACACTTTTTACAGCAATTCTACCTGTTGGAGTATCGACAATATGTACTTTGCCAAATGATCCACTTGCCCATTCCTTATCACCAAGTATGACTGGTGTATACAGTGTAAAATTAGTCATTGTTATAATAATTTATATATAATAAATATTTATTATATATAAGTGAGTTCATTAAATTAATTTTAATGAATTTGTTAAACACACAGATTTGACAAAGTACTTAATTGTATGATGATTAGGTTCTAACTGATTTACTGTTTGTAAATGAACTTTAACTTATATCACGAGAAATAACACTTATACTTAATAAAATGAAATATTACACATGACCAATCGGAGAAAGAATAGAACCCATATTAGAATTTAATCTACCACCATCTAGTTGAGAACAGCCTACAAGTGAAAGAATTCGTTCTATAGATACGTTGTTTTCGTTCCATAACTTACGTCTGGCCTTTTGTACTTTCTTTAACCAATCTAAATTGACGCTACATGTTCTGTCATTATGATATTGTGCATCAAGAGAAAGAAGAGTTGGAAATCCACGTGGAACAATCATCATCTGGCGTGGAAGAGTTATATAAATTTTTGGATGATATCCTGCTGTACCAGATTCTTCATTAAATAGGTAGTTTTTTGTTTCGTAAATAATCTGTGTAGGATCGCGAGTACACGTTCTCCACAGCAAAAACATACGTGTTGTAAGAATGCATTTTGGTCCACATAGGTACATCATTACCCAAACCATACTTTCTCTATCTGAAGTAACATCAAATTTTGACATAATAATTTCTTCATAATAAGGCGCATAAATGTATGGTAAACATCCTATTATCCTAGCCCACCTAAGTGCACAATTACCTATCGGATTTTCAACTGAAGATACGTCAGCAAGATCTAGAAAGTATAATAGAAGAACCGCGGATGCTTCCGGTCCTAGCTTCATTTTCATATCATATACATGAAGATATGTTTCGTATATTGGTCCACACTCTGGTGTAATATGTATACTCTTCATATTTCCTGTTCTCCAATACTCATACTCATCTTTAATTCCTGGTGGGGCAACGGATAGTTTGTATAATATCGCTCTTACTATACACATTTGGTTTTGCATATGGGAAATTCTTAATTTCTGAATCAATCCGTAAAAAGCAAGACCTGTTATTGCGATAGCAAGAGGTGTATAAAACCAGATACCAAAATTTTCTTTCATAATATAATTATTATAATCGAACATGATAGTTTTGCTTCCTTATAATCAAAATGAAACTATTTTTCATTTTCAAATATAAGGAATCAAAACAAATGAAAAAATGTCGATAGAAGAAAATAAAACCGTAAGTGTGTGTCTTTTTAAAAACATTAAACATCGATCTCTGAGAGCTTCTAAAAGGTGCAAAGCCAGATGTTATGTCGGTGTAGAAATGGCGGAATGGAGAGTTTTTCCAGAGACAGACATTGATTTTAGCTCATATGGATTTTTTGGCAGAGGAGAATTTCTAAGAGAATACATAAGTGAGATGAAAAACGAAGACTGGATAGTATGTCCAGTACAATTGAAAGATTATAGCTGCTTCATCTGGGATATTCAAATAGGAGTCACTGGAACACGTAAACATAATCAAGAGCCATATGAAACAATGCTATTAGAAATGGAAGAAGAGCTTGGTTTGCGTTGGTCTAGTACTGGTCCTATTCAAGGTATACAATCAACTGATAGTCGTGGTAATGAAAGGACTATTTTTAAAATTCCTATTAGTGGTTGTCTACCAATTGAAAAGGATGATATGCCTATTTCTGGGTCGGAATCAAAAGATACTGTTAATAAAAAAATAGCTTGTATAATTCACGGAACTAGAGACGAAATAGAAAGAATAGTAAACAAATCAAAAAAAAATCGTTATTATTCATCTAATGATGACAATATTATCGGATTGGCATTTGTTTCGGTTCAAACTGTAAAGAGACGGTTCAAAATCGTATAAAAAGAATTTTTATTCAAAAAAAGAATAAAAATTAAACATAATTTTCAAATCCATAAAACGACCAATATGCTTTTTTATCTGGCATGTGTGATTCCCATTGTAAATTTGTGTCTAGCGATTCCTCTATTGCCAAAGGAGGATACGATACATAAGATCCTATACTATTAATTAAATGCTCTGATGTAAAGTGTTTCGAAAATTCACCATCATTCCAATCTCTAAACGGCTTGTCATAACGTTCTAATGCTTTAGCAGCGCATTCTTTTGTCATCCAATAACAGCTTGCTCCAAAAATAGTTTTTGTATAGTGATTAAATAATCCAGCTGTAACAAAATGTATACGTTCAATTTGATGTATAAGATACGGTGCTAGTAAAATACAATTGTGTTCGTTTGGTTTGTTTGCAACGAGTTCAAATAGCTTTTCTTTAAATTCTTTATGAAGCATTGCATCATCTTCCATAATTAAGCATTGATCACATTGTGACTCATTCACAAAATACCTCATTGCTTTTATATGGCAAAGTAAAGAACCCATTATCCTCATATATCTCTCATCTAATTGGTGTTCTTCTATTCCTTTAGTAAAATCTCGAAATTCATCATTATTATCATTTGCTTGAATTATATGAACAAATTCGTCTAGATTATGATAAGATAATCGCTTTACCATATTTTCTCGTCTAAGTGTGTCTTCTGGACGATTTATGAAAACAACTTGGTATTTAACATCCATAATTTAATTTTTGATATACAATCTTTAAATTATACTAACTATCATTTCAACGTTTACTATTCGAGTTCATAATTAAAAAAATAATCTATTTACTTTTCCCTTTCCTTTTTGAAAGTTATTATATCGTCGTTCTAGTTCTCGTTCTAGTTCTTGGATGCGTTCTTCTTGTTGTTGAATAAGTGCGTCGCTTTCTATTTCTTGTCTCGTGATTACTTCGTTTTGTTGTTGAATAAATGCTTCGCTTTCTATTTGTTTTCTCTTGAGTACTTCATTTTCTATTTGTTTTTGTTGTATAAGTGCTTCTTGTTTTTCTTCTTTTTCCTTTATTCGTTGTTTTAAAAGTTGTTTACCCATTAGTGTAGCTTCATTCATACTCTCTTTTGTTGGTCTTGGTGTATATTCATGTCGTGGGTGTTCTCTTCCATATATTCGGTCGAGATTATGTGCATGTTGTGTAACCCAATTTTGTATTTCCAAAATTCGTTCTCTTTGAATTTTTGCATTAGGAATATATACATTTATTAGCAAACCAGAGTCATAAGGTTTTAAACAAATAGGGCATGTGCATGGTTCAAGAATTTCTGATTTATTAAAAAAATCTTGTCTAAGACACATTTTATCAAATGTATGACCACAACCAAGTGTTATTGTATCTCCAAAAGGCTTATTACATAATAAACAATTCATTTAATTTATATATATAAATTAAATTAAATTAAATAATTTTTTATTTACTTTATTTTTTATGTTATTTCAGGAATCGTGTCAAATAAATCTCCAACGATACCGTAATCAGCAATACCAAATATTGGCGCATCAGCATCTTTATTAATTGCAACAATTACTTTTGAATCCTTCATTCCTACTTTTGGTAAGAGTTGAATTAGCAGTTTTGAAACTCGGTTCATATTGTTTTATCTTACTTAGTTTATTACAAGTATAAATCAATTTTAAAAATGTATGCGACTATTTGATTTTTATCTAAAAGATTTATGTAAACTAAAAAATAACATGCAAATAGATTACGAAAATCTGGTTTTTGAAGGAGGTGGTGTATGCAGTTTTGCGTATTGCGGCGCGATATCAGAACTAGAAAAGATGGGAATTCTTTCAAAAATCAAACGTTTTGCCGGCTCTAGTATTGGAGCCTTATTTGCTGGTCTTTTAGCAGCAAATTTTACAGCAAGAGAAATTTGGGAAGTGCAGACGATTATCAATTTTAGTGATTTGTCTAACAAATATGATATTTCTAATGCTTTTAATCTCTTTAAAAATCTTGGAGTAAACTCGTCTTCTAGTATCAGAAAACAGATAAACGCTATTTTAAGTACACGGATTAGTCAAGACGAGACTCTATCCGGATTGTTTAAAAAAACAGGAAAAGAACTTGTTTTGGTATCTTGCTGTCTAAATACAGAAAAGTCGGTATATTTTCACCACGCAACACATGGAAATGTCAAGGTAATTGATGCAATAATTGCCAGTATGTCAATACCCGTATTTTTTCGTCCTCTGCAACTTGAAGAGTGTTTTTTTGTAGATGGAGCTATTGTTGATAATTATCCAATTTGGATTTTCAACGATATGGATGCTTTATATAAAAATAATCTCACTATTGACAGAAAAAATGTTAATCCACTCACACTTGGACTAAAACTCAACAGTCATGGTGAAAAATCAAATGATTCTAATTCTAAAACACCAGTTACTAATATAATTGACCTTTTATATCTTATCTGTAACATTCTGACAGGTGTTGTAGATGCTAATAATTATTCTGATAGATATAAGGAGCAAACTATAAAGATATCATCAAACGATATATATTTTTTAGATTTATTTATAACTAAAGATCAAATTTCACAGTTGGTTAAAAATGGTATTGAAGGTGTAAAAAATTATTTCAATAATAGTTCTTGTTAGTCTTGATTTTAATACATAATATTTCTTTTCTTGTAAAAAAGAAATGAAGACTGTCAGTACAGTTTTAATAGAAGCCCTTTTTGTGGGTATTCTTCTTACTATTATGACATCACTATTTACTCTATTATTACCTAATCGTTCACTCATTTTGCTTGCCATTGTCTCTTTTGTATGTGGAGCTGCATTTCACATAATATGCCAAGTTACAGGTATTAATGATTGGTATGTAAAAAATTACTATAAGTGATTCAATTCAAAAGGAAACAATCATAATTTAGCTTTTTAAAGATATCTAAATAAAAAGGAATATTCCTTTTTATTTAATAAAGCTCTATACCAAAAATTAGTATTGGGACCATTTGGTTTTTGAAAAAGGTAAAACACAAGGTACTGTACTGCGAATACAATCTGTATATTGTGTCTTAGGTTTCTTGACTCCGTAAACCCACACACCGCCTTTTTTTACCACATGGGTAAAATCTATTACATCTTTAACACTACCACATGTAATATCATTGCTATCTGTTGAGGTAGCAGTATATATACAACCCGCATTACTGTCGTCTTTACCCCAACCATACCAACACACATCCAAACCTTTAGACACAGCATCTTTGAGCTGTCGATATGTTGCTATAGTTCCACCTAGTGATTTTGCATGAGCCTCTGCTTGGGCAGAACTGGTAAACGCATAACGGGTTTTATCTGTACCCCCTTTATCTGCATAATATACCTCCGGAACGGCACTGCTAGTCGGTGTAGGAGTAGGAGTATTTGTTGGCTTGGGTTTAGGAGTATCTTTTCCTTTAAAAACAAAGTATAATACACTTCCAAGAACTATTACACCAATACCAACACCAATTCCAATTTTTTGATTTTTAGTTAACTTGCTAACTTTTTGATTTGGTTCATTCATTTATTATAAATGTATTTTTAAAAAATACATTTATTATAAACGAATGAGATGTATAATACCAAATAGTAAAAATAGTAAAACTATAATGTAAAATAAGGTAATACTTCTTTTGCCAATAGAAAATAGTATTTTTTCTTTTGTACCAAGTTTCCACAATAGATCTCGAAAATATTGTGTGCTATTAGCGTCATCACATCTGATATTTACAAATTTCGTTAGACGACAATATCCATATATTTCCCACTCTGCAAACATCATTAAAACTGATAATATATATAAAATAAGCAACTTCTTATTAGGAAGAAGCCAACCATATAATAAAAAAGTAGATAATACATGATGGAATAATAATATTACAATTACTTCTTTACTATTAGGTCCTTTTAAACATTTACGCGTTTCAGATGATGTAAAGTCAATGACAAGCTGTATAACTATTAAAAAAAGGAATATGGAGTATAAGATAAGGTTTATAGTTATCATATTTAATATATATTACTTATTTTGTTTATTATCAAAATAAGTTTAAAAAATTAGATTCGATATTAAGGATCGTAAAAAACTTACGTTGTCATCATAAAATAACTTATTTCACAATAGAAATTGTTAACACTGTCTGTATTAGACTTTTTTAAACAAGAATCCACAAACAGGATCAGTAAAATTATGTGTGGTACCCTTTGCAAGCTGCAATTCTCCTTTAGTATTCTTTACTTGTGTTTTTTGACACAACCCACCCCAACTCCAACTTGTTGTCCACGCAGTTGCTGATATATCAGATGGTAATGTAATGGATGTAACAGCGCAAAAGTTGCCATCTTTTAACTTAGTTTTCCATTCTGGTACTGAATCTAAGGACCAACAACCAATTTCTCCTTGATCTGTGCCATTAGTATTAACAAAATTATTCTTATCATTACCTCTAATAATAACCGTCCCATTTTTACCTATAATAATTATTGGATCATTGGCACCTGCACCACTAGCACCTGCACCACTAGAACTAGCACCTGCACCACTAGAACTAGCACCTGCACCACTAGAACTAGCACCACTAGTAGCACCTGCACCACTAGCAGGAGACTTAGCAGGAGACTTAGCAGAAGTTTTAGCAACAGGCTTAGGGGTATCTTTTCCTTTAAAAACAAAGTATAATACACTTCCAATAACTAGTACACCAATACCAACACCAATTCCAATTTTTTGATTTTTAGTTATCTTGCTAACTTTTTGATTTGGTTCATTCATTTATTATAAATAGATTATTTAAAATTAATTAATTTGTTTTTTTATACCAAAAAAACAATGGAAGACGTTCTCAATCAATACCGCATGTGGAATTGAAAATGAGTTGGGTGTTTATCCCTTATTTTGATTTTAGGAGTTTGTTGAAGCCCATGACGATTAAAATCACCATACACAGTTGTCCAAATTGTTAATTTCTTATTATTTTCTTCAATACCTATAGTATTTTTGACATAAGAAGTAATTACTTCTATCGTTTGGTCTATCATGTTTTGAATGTAATTATCTCTGTATACACTTCCAGATGAAACTATTAACCTAGAATGTATATCTCCAACAGGAGGTTTGTACGAATTGTAAATGTCACTCATTACACTAACAATCGTTTTATCAGGCACAATTATACATCGACCCTCTGGGTCAACTCCTTGTAGAAAATCTGTAATTTTTGAACTGATTGTTCGTATAGTTTCCTCGCTAAAATAAGTTTTTGAGTAATAATCACCTCCATTCCATCCGATATGACGATAGTAATTATCATCCTGAATTATTTTAGAAATATCATAATAATTATCGTTTTGAATTTTTCCGGAAATCTCCGTTGCGTATTCCATTTTACTTACTGTAAAGATTTACATTTTAAGATTATAATTAATCTATTTTGTTAGAAATTTCAATGCTTTGTTTATATCAGTCACAGTGTATGATATACCCTTTTTATTTTGAAAAAGCATAAAATCTAGTTGTACACGTAATGTTGTCAATAGAGGATCTTTTTCATTACCATCATCTGTAAAAACAAAAGGAGGCACAGCTATACAATTTTTAGGTTGTGTGTCGTAAACTTCATCGTAATCATCAATAATAAATGTATTTTCCTTTGTAAATCCATCTAATTTGTATTCATCATACAGTAAACTTAAATCTTTCGTACCTGTTTTGGTGCTATTTGAAATATCACAATGATAAGAAAAGAAAACCCAATCCAGAACACGGTATTCTTTGTTTTTCTTGTAAATAATATTTTTAATTATAAATAAGGCGTAATCTTTGCTAGCTGCAGTCCATACAGATACGTTAAAATTTTCAAAAATAAAGTCTAGAAAATCTTGTAGACCTGGTCGCTCAAACACTGTATAATAATTATCCATTTCGATAGGATCAAAATATTTAGCCTTTTCTTTGAGTTTAGAGTTTTTGTCGGGTATATATTCTTTATTAGTACCTGCCCAAATTAGAGTTTGGTCTAGATCTAAACAAATGTTTATTTTGTTTTTTTTATTTCCTTTCATTTTCTCATTCGCAAGATTAAATAGTTAAAACATAAAAATACTTGTTTATGATTCAGTCTTCATTTTTGTTTTATTAGAATCATTTTCACGTTCTTTTTGCATTGCTGCTGCAGTTGATAACAAATCTTTCCCTTTAACAGAACTTTTAATTGTATCCTCAGCTACAACAAACTCTTTTTCATTAAACGAATCAAATCCAATATCCTCCATTAAAGTTTCTTTTTTAAATTTTTGAGAAGTTTTTGTTTTTCTGGAAGTCTTGGGTGGAGGTATATATTCTTCTTCTTCCTCCTCTTCTTCCTCCTCTTCTGCCTCTTCTTCCTCTTCTATTACAGAACGACGCTTCACACGTTCGTCTTTTCTACGAGGTTGCAGAGGCTCCTGATGTTGAGGAGGAAGAGGCGCCTGAGGTTGCGGAGGAGGCGGAGGAGGAGGCGGAGGAGGAGGAGGTGGAGAGTATTTGCTGACAGCCTCATCAATCCATTGAAAAGCCGCGTCTCCTTCATACTTCTCTACTCCACCAGATCTATATACTATTAGTATACACGGAACTAGAGATATTTCGATTTTTCCATTTTTTAAAAGTCTTTTCCTTACGTCTTGATTGTCAATACAAACAGTGTTTAATCCTACTGTTGCCCCTAGGTCAATTGGGCATTCTGAGAGAGCTGTCATTAGTTTAGTAGACATTGGTGAATATTTGCTGTACAAAAGTACACATAGGCGATCCATTTTATGGTCCGAAGTGAATTGTTTAAGCGATTTTTCAACGTCGAGAGAAAGTTGAAAATGAATAATTCAAAATATTATATTGATAATACTAAATTTACTCCAAAATGTCAGAATTTGCGCTATTTGAACAGGCTCTCGCCGAATATGAAACTAAAAAGATTGAAAATGATATTAGCTCCGAAGATGAAAAATGTGACCATTCGGATTTGGTTACAGAAAATGGGATAGTTAGTTGCCTTGAATGTGGCGAGCAGATGCACAGAACGATTATGCACGAAAAAGAATGGCGATTTTACGGTCATTCTGACAGTAAAAGATCATCTGATCCCAACAGAGTACAGATGCGTAAATCTGAGGAAAGAAGCATCAATAAGGACGTGGAAAACATGGGGTTTTCTGAAACCATCGTTTCTACAGCTAATGATATTTACTTGCAAGTGACTAAGGGGCAAATATATAGGGGTGATTCGCGCAAAGCCGTTGTGTTTGCATGCATTTACCATGCCTATAAAATAGCTGGTAAATGCCAAACTCCAAAAAATTTAATGGAAACTTTTGGTCTTAACAAGAAAAGCAGTCTTAAAGGTCTCAAGATTGTTAATGTTAATGCACCAAAAGATTCTCCATTGCATACAACCACTTTAACAGCTGTTCATCACATTCACGATGTAATGGATAAATTCACAGCTACTCAATCTCAGAAAAATGAAGTTATTGATCTATATCGTAAAACTAAGAATCGTTCTTCAAAGCTTAATAGAGCTCGGCCTCAATCAGTTGCTGCAGCTCTTACCTATTATTGGATATGCAAGAAAAATATGGATATTAGTTTGAAAAAATTTGCTCAAAAAGCGGATTTAAGTGAATTAACAATAAATAAGAACGCTAAAGAAGTAGCATTGATTTTAGGTACTCCAAAAATAGTATAATTAATGTTGTGTCATATAAAAGTAGCAATCACACCCATTAGGAATGTTTACAGGAAGTTCCATTTGAACTTGTTTTACTGGATAAAGAGATTTTTGGTTACAAGTTGTACCAAGCGGTGCACAAACATTTATAACGTCATGTGGTAGAAAACCTTGTTTCAATCTATGCTCAGTGTCTCTTGAATCTATAAAACCTGTATTGTAAAATCTATTCATTTTATAATAAGAAAATATTTACTTTTAGAGATAATTTCTCACTCAATCTAAAAAGATGATCAATACATCTAAAAAATGGCACACTATGGAGAATTTTTAGAAGCATACGAACCTGATAAAGATATAATGTATAAAGCATTTGACAACTATTTTAATAGTCCTGTCTTGAGTAAAATCAAAGATATAAATGGTAATAGTATGTATATGGCTAAAATTGCTTGTTTACTTGCCAATGAGTCTAGATATATTATATGCTTTGTCACTCAGGATGATTTTCCAGTTGGAACAATGGAAAAGTTATCAAACATGCGATGGTTATCTCTTCAAACTCGGACGTTATCAGATACATATAATATACCTTCACATAGATATCAACCTAAGAGAGACGGTCCTTTGAGTGTTGTAATAAATAGAACAAGTGTAACTTCTGAAGCAAGTACTTATAACTGCGATTCTTTTCCAATAGTAGTGACACTTCTTCACAAAAAAGGGGAGAATGATTATCAACCTACAGGAAATGTCATATCGGCTCTAGAAACATATGCAACAATCATAACTTTTCAATAGGTTTAAAAACAAATCTGTCTAGAATAAAATGTCACTGGTTCTTGAAACTGAGTATGTTAAACAAACACGCCCATATTCTCAAAACGAACTTAGAGACTCGCAAAATAATCTTTTTAGAAGTCTAAGACTTGGTGAAAATATTGTTTATCATAATAAATGTGGACACATGTATTTAACAAAACAAAATGGACGAAAAGAAAAAGAACTGCTTGAGACTGGAAAAGTAGATGTAGGAAAGTGTTCTGTGTGTTGGAAAATTAGTAAGACACCTCGTTATCTTCAAGATAAGGCGAGAAACCTTGCTTACAATTATTGTAATACTTTTTCAAAAACACCCGAGTTTTTTTCATACAGAAATTTGGATTTGGAAACTGTTTACTACAAATGGTTGTATGAAGAATAAACAATTTTTATATATTATTTTTAATATATAAATGGAAACTGGAGATTGTTTTACAAAAGCTATAAGTAAAAGTAAAGGTAAAAGATACTATGTAAATACTGAAACAGGCCTATCAACATGGGGTGTACCTATTTATGATAAATCAACAGAACTTAAGGTTGAAGAAAAAGTATCTGGCTGGGAAGTAGTTATTAGTGCTGACCCAAGGAGAGTATATTTCTCAAATCCTTCAGAAGGTATCTCACAATGGAACCCACCACCCAAAATTGAACACGTAGAAGATGAACCTCTTGCTAATGGGTGGGAGAAAAGACTTAGTAAGTGTAAAAACGTTTACTACGTTAATGAAAAAGAAAATATATCTCGGTGGGAAATACCTAAAGATACTTCTGAACCTAAATCCAGTCCTATAGGTAGTCCTGAACCTAAATCTAGTCCTATAGGTAGTCCTGAACCTAAACCTATAGCTAAACCTAAACCTATAGATAAACCTAAACCTATAGATAAACCTAAACCTATAGATAAACCTAAACCTATAGATAAACCTAAACCTATAGATAAACCTAAACCTATAGATAAACCTAGACCTAAACCTCCTATAGCTAAAAGACCTAAACATAAACCTGTTCTTATAGCTATTCCTAAACATAAACATAAACCTAAACCTACGCCTAAATATATTCCTGCTCGTATACCTTCGGTAGAATTTGAAAAACCAAGAGCATTAAAATGGACAAAAAATAGTTGCTATCTAGACAGTGCATTATTTGCATTCTTTGCTGGTCCAAAAAATTTCATTAACGAAATGTTAACCATGACACTAGAAGATAAAATAACCGACATGAGATTAATAGATTGTAAGGGAGACGATTGGAAGACAAATTTAGCACATAGAAAGAAAATACAGGAGGAATTACAGAAAATATACAATTCTATTACAAGAACTGGATCCGAAGTGCAAAAGTGTAGTGCTCTTCGAAAAGCGTTAGCAAACTGTCCTGATGCTGAAGAATATCACGGAGTTGGTTTTGGAGATTCTGGTGAATTTATCACTTATTTAACGAGTCTTTTTCCAATACAAAAAAATATTATAAATGTTACCACTTATTTAACAAATGTCCGTGGAATAGATTTAGATCAGCTTCTCGAAGATCATCCAGAAACAGTAAAAAAAGAGAGAAACGAAGATGATTCATTAGTTCATGTTATACATCCTGACCAAGATCCAAATAAATTGTATTTGTCTGATTTTTTGAGGGACGAACTAGATAATGTTTTGCTGCCAGGTGGTGAATATGATGAAGACGGTATTTCATATAATCGTCAAATAACAATTAGAACTCTTATTTCGTCACCATATCTCATTATTAGTTTAAAAAGATTAATACAACGTGATGCACCAATGTTAACAGACACTTTTGTTCCTGATTCAGATATAACGATCAATGGACAGTTTTTTACTCTTACCGGAGTAGTTATGCATAATGGAACTTGTCATTATGTTGCAATTGCTAAATATAATGACAAATGGTGGTACTACGACGATAATCCTTACGATAAAGATGAGCCACCAATATTAATTGAGTTTGAAACATTTGATAATTTTGTTAGTATTTTTGAAGATTATGATGATTATGATCATGATTATAAAATGATCAATCCACTCACTCACGGCACTCAGTTTTACTATACTCCTATCTCGAACACAGTTTGACGAAAAAAACGTAGTATACATTCTAACAACTGCAAATATGAAGAAAGAAAGACGATATATACTAGGTAAAGCAACAAATTTAACTTCACGTTTATCTGTATACAATAAATCAGATGAACATGAA